AAGCACTCGAGCGGCGCCCAACCGATCGGCATGCCCGCCAGGTCGCGCGAGATCCCGATGCCCTCGATCTCGGAGATCTTCTTGACGAAGTACCAGCTGAAGTACGCATTCCGCAGCACGCTCCGCCCCTCGGGGTTGTTCTTCTCGGTGCGCGCGCGGAAGAGCAGCGCCTTCTCGATCGGGATCACGCGCAGCCGGTAGTCGGGGGCGGCCGACTGGCGCATTGCCTGTATCCCGCCGGCGTCATCGATCACCCACGGCTGTCCGGGCTCGAGCGTGTCCTGTCCGCGCAGCGGGATCTTCCGCCAGCCAACGCGGCCGTCGGTGAACTTCGAGCGCCTGGTCGGATCGTTGACGTCACCGCCGCGGCGTTTGTACACCAGCTCGTGGAACGCGAACCCGAACGGGAGCATCGTGAGGTGCTCGCTGATCGTGTCCGCCCAGGTGAAGGACATGTCGTGCAGGCACGACGTGATGAACTCGGCGCGCTCCTTGTTTTCCGGATCGGAGTCGAATGGGTCGACCGACCACGAGACCTGACGGATCAGCATCTCGATCGCGTTTAAACACGCGCCGACGATCGCGCTGTTGTCGCGCATCTCGCGGTAGACCTTCATGCCGCGCGCGCCCTGGAGCTCCTTGAGGAACTCCTCGCGCACGAAGCCGCCCCACCTGGTGAGGCCGCTCGAGCCGAGCTCGGGCCAGACGGGTTGCTTCGTCGTCGCCGTCGCCGGCTTCTTCTTCGCCGCCATCAGGTCCTCCAGGGATTGCTGCGGGTGCCGACCGACGTCGGCGCGACGGGCGGCCGCGCGCCCTGCAGCATCAGGTACGTCAAGCCGTGCACCAGCGCGTCGACGCGGTTCGGGCTCTTCGCCTTCGGATCCCACGGATCCCACGAGACCATCTCGTGCTCGAGCTGCGCCAAGCGCCCCGGCCGCTCGGGGTCCTCGAAGTGGTGCACCCTGCCGACCTCGTAGAGCGAGGCGACCGGATCCGCACGGACGCGCTTGTCGCGCGAGGCGTGCACCGCGAGCCACTTGATGCGGCCCTTCGGGTCGACTGTCTTGATGACGTCGGGCACGACGTCGGGCTTTCCGGGTGAGAGGTTGCTCTCGTAGACGATGAGGTCCGCGCGGTGGTCGTCGTACGCCTTGATCGCGGCTCGCCCCCACGTCGTCGGCGAGCCCTGCACCGTGCAGTCGTCGACGACGTAGCCGTGTGGCAGCGCCGGCGCGCCGGCCGCGTCCTCAGGCGCAGAGCCCGCTCCGAGAACGATGATGCCCGCCGCGTCGTATCTGCCGTCGTCCGAATGCGAGGGGTCGATCACCACGATCCGCCGGTGATGGTGCGGCATTGCAGCCACGCGGTAGCGGTCGATCGTCGTCAGTGACCAGAGCGCGCCCTCGACGATCTCATACACCTCAGCGTCGAGCTCCATCTGTCCGTAGGAGCTGTCGCCGTACGTGGCCCGGCGCTTCGCGGCGAAACCGGGCGACAGATTGACGGCGTTCTCCTCAGTGCGCCACCGCCGGATCACGGTGCGCAGCTGCACCTCGCGACCGAAATGATCCTTGAGCGTGGTGGTGAACTCCCACTCTCGTTTTCCGCGGATCGCTTCCGAGGAGACGGGTCGCTTCCTGCCGTCGCTGGGCCCGAGGAAGGTGTCGAGGAAGAGCGGCGATCGCCGGGGCGTCGTCGTCAGCAGCAAGCGCGGCTGCTCGCCGAGGCGAAGGCCGTCCTGCAGGTTCAGCATCGCTTCCTTCTTCGGCCAGGTAGCGAACTCATCGCCCCACGCAAAGTGATGCTGAGGTCCACGCAACAGGTCCGGTTCCTCGGCCGAGTAGAGGTGCGCTTGAAACCCGTTCGGCCAGCGAACGAGGCTGCGCGACGGGTAGTAACGCGGACGGAACCACGGCGGCGAGACGGCGAGGATGCCGCTCTCGCCGAGGACCATCGTGTCGCGCGTGTCGCGCGCAGTGCGCGCCACGAACGCCATGCGCGCGCCCGGGTGCTTCGCGGCGAGCTCGCGCGTCCACTCGGAGCCGGGGCGCGTCTTGCCGCCGCCGCGGCCGGCGCAAAGACCCCACACGTCCCACGCGCCATCCGGCGGACGCTGCGCCGGCCGCGACCAGTCCGACCAGCGGTACCGGATCGCCTTATACAGGCGCTCACACTCGTCGGCCGGCAGGCCCGCGAGCAGGTCGTCGAGTAGGGGCGCACTCGCCATCATTCGGTCGGCACGTCGCTCTGCGCCTCACGATGGAGCAGCTCGGCCGCCGTTACCTTGCGGCCCTCGAGCTCGCTACGAGCCTCCGCGAGCTTCACGAAGAGATCGCGGAGCCGTTGGCGCGCCGTCCCGAGGTCGGGCTGCGCCTCCTGCGCGGGCAGCTGTTTGTCCCAGTCGAGGATGTTGCGCGCTTGGAGTGCGAGCGCGTTGACGGAGCCGGCGTTCTCTGACGTGCGGAGGCTGCGCTTCTTGATGGCCACGCGCAGCTCGAGCTTGTAGCGCGCGTGCCCCTGCGCGATCTCGTCGCGAAACCTGGTGAGCGTCGCCGGGTCAGCTAGCGCGGCCTCGCTGATCTGCAGCCCACGCAGGATTTCCTCCTCGACAGCGCCGGCGATGGCCGCCGCGCGCACCTTTCGCCAGTTGATGCGAGGGGCGCGAGGCGTGCGCGGGCGCCCGGCGCCTCCGCGAGCGCCCCCGCGCGAAGAACGGGGCTTCCTGCTCGACATCCTCGAAAATCAAACCGGCCACGACTGGCGCGGCCCGGAAGGCCCTCGAGCGACGCCGAAACCCGGTTTTTTGGGGGTCGCGAATTTCGAGGCTGGCCACCCCCTGGGGGGGACGGGTCTTTTTCCTGAAAAACGACCCCCCACCCCTCAGCCTCCGCCGCGCTGGCGCGCGAGCTCGAGCATCGCCGCGGCCGCGGGCGTTGCCGCGACGATGCGTGTCTCTCCGTCGCCTGCAGCGGGCTTGCGGTGGTACTCGCGAACGAGGTCCTTGCCCACCTCGAGGATCCCGTACGCGACGACCATGTCGCCGATCGGGCCGTCGATCGAGGCCGTCTTGTCCTCGTTGATCGTGATCACCATCCGAATTGCAGGCACTGCCTCTCTCCTTTCGTGCGCGCGTGAAGCTGCGCGTTGAGCCCATCCCATAGCGCGCTACGGCCCGATGAAGCCCGCGATCGTGCCCGAGATGCTGGTCGCTGCCGACGGCGTCACACAGATTGCGGCTGCAGCTGGAGGCTGCAACGGCGTCGCGTACGAGTGGTCCCAGTTGCCGACGGCGGCGCCGAACTGCACCGCGTGCGTGAGATCCGCCGTGCCCGTGGCGCAGTTGGTGCCCGTGCCCGTCACGAGCTTGATGGTCTGTGCCGTGCCCACGTTGTTCGACACCGTGACGTCGGTGACGTACGCCCGCAGGCCTGCACCTGGTGCCGCCTGACACTGCGTCGCGGCGGTGACGGCCGTGACTCGGCAGACGAACACCGTCGTGCCCTGGCCCTGGTACCTGGCCGAGTGCTGCGCGGAGGCCTTGGCCCCGACGAGCGCGAGCACCGCGAGAGCGACGAAACAATGCCGCAAGAATGCCTTTGTTATCCGCATGCGCTCTCCCCCTTTCAACGTGCCGCCTTGATCGCGGCGAGGATCTTGTCGGTCTGCGCCTGGTTGGCCGTGGCGACGGCCGAGCTCACCTGCGCGACGTGATTCATGAGCAGCGTCGAGACCTCCTCGCGGTGCTCGCGCAGCGCCTGGTTCGTCTCCTCTCGGTGCTCCTTCAGCCGCTGCTCGAGCTTTTCTTCCATCTCAAGCTCGAGGCGCGCGAGCGCCTGGCTCTGCGCCACGATCTCGCTGACGGCGGTGAGGAGCGATCGCGGGGGATCCGCGAAGTAGTCCCGCACCGCCTCGGCGACGGTGCAGCACGGCTCGGGGTCCCCGCCGCGATCGAGGACGAACGGCTGTCCCTGACGTCGCGGCTCCTGCTCGAGCGCCATCGCCGGCGCCGGCGGGTCCGCCTTGCGCTTGAGCAGCCACACGACGAGCGCGACCGCCAGCAGGAACAGCGTCGCCGACAAGAGGCCGACCGGCGGGGCCTCTGACAGCTTCGTGAGGTTGGCGGGGTCGGCAGTCGTGTGCTGCATTCATCGAGAGGGCGGCCGATACGGCTTGTCCGTCATGAACGCCGAGATCAGAAGGCAGGCCTCCGCGACGGCGCCGCACACCAGGTCGAGGCGATCCGCCCACATCGGCGGCGCGAAGTGCGCGACGATCCCGACGACTCCGGAGAGCGTCGCGCCGTACCCGAGGAGCGTGTGGAAGCCCTCGGTGAACCAGTCGGGGATGACGACGCGCGCGTGCACGGCCTTGTCGAGGAGGCCGAGGTTGATCGCGATCGCGCCGGCGAGCGCGAGACCTGAGCCCGCGGCCGCGAGGAAGCTCGGTGCGAACGCTGCGAGCGCGGCCCCGAAGAGCGCGATGAGGAAGCCCCACAGCGTCTTCTTGCCTCGCGACCACCAATAGGCGGCCTTGAGCTTCGGTCCATACGCTCCCTCGCCGACGTCGCGGAAGAACGGACCGATCGAGAGCTGCGCGCCGATCAGCAGGAGCTTCTGTTTCATGTCGGCCGCCGCTGGATCAGAAGCCGGATCAGAAGCCGAGCGTTTTCACGCGCTGCGAGGCCCCGAGTTTCAGGACCCACGTCTTCTCGCGCAGCACGTTTCGCTCGAGCGGGAAAGCGAAGTCGACGATCGCGAAGGTCCCCTCACGTACCGGAACGGATGCCGCGACGAGCAGCGCCGGGCCGCCGACGGGGCCATGATGGCCCCCGCCGGCGTACACGTAGCCGTCTCCGAGCTCGTACCTCAGCAGCGCGGCCGCGGTGAACAGTCGCGGATCTCGAGGCGCCCCCTCGTCCCCCTCGATCGAGTAGGTGGCTCCGCCGATCGCCGCGAGCGAGAGCTTCGGCCTCACGGTGTAGCGCAGGCCTCCCGCGAGCTCGAGCGTCCGGAACGTCGAGGGGTCCTCGACGTTGAGCTGCCCTCCGTCCTGCGCCCCCGTCGCGTCGACTCGCGCGAAGGCACCGAGGTTCTTCAGCACCGGCCCGCTCACCGTCGCGCGCGCGGCGAGGTACTCCCTCTTTTCCCCGCGCGTGAGGATCGAGAGCGCGCCCGTGTAGAGGCTCGAGGTGAACTTCGGTGCCGCCGGCGGAGGCGGATCCTCCGCTCGAGCGTGGGCGGGCAGCGAGACGAGGCACAGCAGCGCGGCCGCGAGCACGGCGCGCGATCCCAGGGGTACGGCTCGACGTTCGTTCATGTTCGACCTCCTGCGCACCAGGTGCGTGCGCAAAGCTCAGCGAAGCGAGATCTCGAGCTCGCGCTCGAGCGCCGCGGCGACCCGGGCCCGGTCTTCGGGCGCGGCCGCGGCAACCAGGCGCCGCGCGCGCAGCACCAGGTCGACGTCTCGATCGAGCTCCGAGCGCGCCGAGACGCCGACGCTCGAGACGAGCCCGACCGCTTCGGACTTGAAGGACTTGCCCTGGCTCAGGTGCGTTACGAGCTCGACCACGATCCCGTCGCCTTCGCAGTTGAGGTCGTGCTGCAGCGAGCGGACGGCGCCGAACGAGCGGCAGCGCAGGCCGTCCGCGAGGAGAGTCCACGAGGCCTCGCGGCCGTACGGAGGGTCGCAGCTGACGTCGAGGACCGCGCCGCGGTCGTTCTTGGGGTCCGCGCGCACGACGACGTCGTCCTTGCTCGACCAGCGCGTGCGACGGAAACCGCCCTGCAAGAAGTTCGCGTCGACGCTCGCCTGCGTGCAGGCCTGCTTCCGCTCCTCGGCCGCGGCCTTCGCGGCCTCGGCCACGGGATCGACCGGCGCCGCCGGCGTGTCGTTGCCGCAGCCGACCAGCGTCACGAGCGACACGAAGGCGAGAGCCAGCAGCGCGCCGAGCGTCGCGCGTCCGGCCTCGCTGAAGGACCCGCTTCGAGTGCCGGTCAGTAGGTCGTCGACCGGGCCCGGCTTCTCGGTGCGCGTGGAGCCCGCAGCGCCCGGCACGGGCCAGTGCTCGAGCTTCGCGAGCTTCACGTCGTTGCCCGAGGTGCGGAGCTGCTGGACGAAGTTCACGGCGCTGCAGTCGGGGCAGCTGAGTTGCCCGCACCGCGGGACGACGTCGCCGTCCTTCGCCTCGCGGCCGCATCCGTGGCCGCCTACGGCCTCGATCGTGATCCTGTAATCGCCCATCTCAAGCCTCCACAAATTCGCCGGCGGTCAAGCGCCGCCAGTAGTCGGCCACCCCCCGCGTGTCCAGATAGGGACCGCGCGCGTAAACGAGCGCCTCGGCCTCGCGGCGGAGCCGCAGGCCCTCGACTTCCTCGAGGCCGGCGTGGTTCGGGTCGGTGTCTGCGAAGCGCCAGCGGAGCAGCTGCTGACGGACCTCGGGGTCGGTGCCGCGCTTGTTGACGACCTTGATGAGCGTCGAGGTCGCGAGTGCGCCGAGGCCGAGGTTGAACGCGAACGACACCAGCGCATCGAACTGGTGCTGCACCAAGTCGTCGCGCGTCAGTCCGTCGACGCCGGTCTCGTACTTCAGCAGCGATCGCCCGAACAGCTTCACTGCGGAATCGCGATCGGCAAGGACGTCGCCTTTCTTCACTCGCGCGTTCGATGCGTCGCTGTAGCGCGTGACGCCGGCGCTGATCGTCCACACGCCAGCGGGACACAGGTAGGCCTTGAGCCGATAGCCCCCCTCGAGCTGCGCCAGCCAGTCGCGGCCGCGTTCGGACATCCGCACGATTCGGGTGGCCACTTACAGCGGCTCCGCCGGCGGATCCGGAACCAGCTGCACGCGCAGGCTCGAACGCAACCGTGCGCGCGAGCCCTCGAGCTCGACGAGGACCTGGTCGTCGCTGCTGTCGTCATCGACGGCGAGCACGACCCCGGATCGGCCGATGCCGGGCACCATGAAGCGGTCGCCGGCCTCGAGGTCGCCGAGGTCGTTTAAACGCGAGTCGAGCTGCTCGAGGATGTTCGGGGGCTGCGTCGACCGCCGTGAATGCAAAAGCCTCGCGCTCCTTTCGGATGCGCGAGGCCTTCGTGCGGTCCCCGCCCGCACCGCCTACACGGGTTCACGACCCGGGTAGGGGCTTTACGTCGGGCCCAACTATCGCTCTATCGCGGCGCGGACGTCAAGAGCGGTCATCCGCGACCCATGTCCAGCTGCTGCGCCCTCGCGGTCGCTTCGCCAGGATCTTTGGGTTGACCTTGCCCTCGTGGACGTACAGCGTGTCGTTCGGGTATTGATACGCGAGCTTGTCGAGCTGGTCGCGCGACGTGAAGCCCTCGTCGTTGACGTACTCGTTTTGACCGCTCGCGCGGATGCGGAGCACGTACATCAGCCGAGGCCGGCCGACCGGACGCTTCAGCCACCACTGAGGCTTGCCGCACGTCGGGCCCGGGCAGTACTCCGGTGGCTGATCTCCCATGCTCGTCCACTCGTGACCGCACTTCGCGCACGTGCAGTCGTAGACGGTTAACTGGCGGGGCTTCGCGGCGCCGGCGTCGATCGCCGCATGCTTCGGCACGACCTGCAGTGTAGCCATTTCGACCCTTGACCTTTCTCGCTCGAGCGCGCTACCGTTGATCTCGCAAACCCTGTACCCGTTCCTGGGGCCGCCGGCGGATCGGCGGCCCTCGGTGTTTCTGCGCTACCCCTGGCGCCCGAACCGCTCTCCGCAGCGGTTGCACGTCGCGTCCCACTCGTCCGAGGCGACGCGGACCTTCCGGCCCGGGGTGCCCTCGGCGCAGCCGCAGACCCACAGGCGGAGGCGCGAGCCCGAGCCGGCGCCGCGCGAGCGGCCGCCGCGAGTCCCCTGCCCCATCGGGCACGGCCGCGGCTTGCGGACGACCGGCGCGCCGGCGACGAAGGTCGGCTTCCCGTCCGACGGATGCGGGAGCGCCGCGATCGAGGCCCACACGGCCGGCGCGAAGTGCTCCGGCGCGTAAGCCTGCCCTGCGGCCTGGGCGGTCTCGAGGCCGAGCGCCGCGCACGCCTTCTTCCACTCCTTGCCGTGGCCACAGCCCATGCCGGCCAGCGCGTGCGCGAGCTCGTGAATCGTGGTCCCGGCGAGCTGCACGACGCTCTCCTCGCCGATCGCCGCGATCTCGAGAAACTCGTGCTGGTCGCCGTTCGTCCAGGCGCCGTAGTAGCAGACGCCGCGGATCCCGGACTGCCCGACGCCGTACACGAGCTTGGCGCCTTCGAGCCGCTTGCGCGCCTCGCCGTCGACGACGCGGCCGATGACCGCCGCGCGGACGGCGTGCACGAACTGCTCGTGAGTCACCTCCGCCGGCTTCTCGTCGCGGAGGAGATGGAGCCGGGGGGACTCGAACCCCCGGGCAGCAGGTGCAAACCCTGTACCCGTCACCTGACCGGCCCCGTTGTTGTCCTGCGCCGTCTGTATCGCCATCGCCGTTGCGCTCATGCAGGATAATACGTGGGTCGGCCCGCTTGTTGTTCCATAATCGGTGGGCACACACGCTATTTTACAAATGGCCAGGAACGGGACGCCTCCGGCCGCGGCGGCCGCTACCCCTGGGGCTCCTCCTCGGGGCCGTCGCCTGGCGTCTCCTCGGGGCTGAGGCGGACACTGAGGCGGCCGCGCTCGTTGAACGTGAGGAACGCCTGGGCCCGGCGGATGCGCTTGTGCTTCTTGGCGGCCGCGGAGAGCGCGCGGCACTTCTTGAACAGCCAGCCGAGGTCCTGCAGCTCGTCCCCAAGCTCGGCGCGCAGCTGCTGAAGCCAGTTCATTGAGGCGGGCCCGCCGGCGTCTCGATCGAGACGCGCACGCGATCGGGGCGGCCGCTCTCCTGCTCGTAGCGCCAGTCGAGGCGCCGGTCGCCGTCGTTGACCTGGAGCGCCGCGGCGATCCCGTCCTGTACGTGTTTAAACGCGGCCGCGAGGTTGTCCCGGTCGTAGCGCCTCACGGCGATCCGCGTGAGCACGATCGTCGCGCCGAGCTCGCGCACGGCCGCGGCGACCTGGTCGAAGCCGCGGCGCGTCGTCACGACGAGCGCGACGTCGCCCTTGATCTTCTGCGCGCGCCTGTGACGCGCCATCGGGTGTTCGCGCAGGTTGGCCAGGCTCGGGAGGGTCGTGGGGATCTCGAGCTCGAGCTTCACGCGACGCGGTTCCCGCGATTCCTGACCGCGTCCGCGATCGCCACCACTCCCCCGACGCCGTCGCGCTGGAGCTGGTAGAGCTCGACCATGCACACGCTCAGGACCTCGGGCGGAACCGCCTCCCCCTTCTCGTCGCCCTCGAGGCACCAGCGCGCAAGCGCCTGGCCGATGCTCTCGTCCGGCCGCCGCTCCCGCTCGACCCAGGCCAGCGCCCCGCGCGCGACCACCATCGGCCCGGCGTGGCGCTCGACCCAGGCGCGCGCCAGCTCGTAGCGCTCGCGCTCTTCGGTCGCGGACTCCGTCTGCCGCCGCTTCTCGGCAGCCTCCGCCTCGATCAGAGCGCCGATCGCGCCCTCGCTGACCCCCTGGCGCAGCTCGGCCCGCCAATGTCGCACCAGGCGGCTTGCCGGCGCTTTCCCGAGCATGTCCCGATAGCGGGCGGCGATCCGGTCGGCGATCACGGCCGCCTGTGCCTTCGTCGGGAGCCGAGCCCCTCCCGCGCCAGCGGGAGGGGTTTGGGGTGGGTCCGTTACATCATGGCGGGGCGGGGCGGGGCGGGGCGGGGCGCTTTCTGTGCGCACTGCGTGCGCACGAGCTTCCCGCTTCGCCACGAGCGCCGCTCGCTCCTTCTTGCTCAAGCGGTTCTGACGGGGCTCCGTCCCGTCCGCGAACGTCCGCAGCTCTCGCGCGAGCTTCATGTGCACCGCGTCGTCGCAGTGCTCGGGCCAGTCGTGCACCAGGTAGCGGGCCTCGGGGTCCGGGTCGAGCCAGCCCGCGGCCGCCAGTCCCTCGACCAGCTTGGCCGGGTCGCCCTCCCAATAGCAGCCCTCGGCGATCGCGACGTCCGAGCAGCGGCCGACGTCGCCGGCGGGCTTGTACGCGGCCGCGAAGTGCCAGAGCGCCTCGAGCACGCCGATCGTTTCGAGCAGGGACACGCCGAGCCGCTTTCGGAGCTCTCGCGTCTTCGGATGGCCCGGCGTGCCGCGCTTCAGGCTTTGCCCTCCGCCTTCCCGAGCAGCCCGAAGACTCCAGCCTCGGTGATCGTGACGACGTCGCCGGCGTTCTCGATCGCCGTGAACCGCGCCATCAGCTGTCGTTGCGTTTCGGCTTGTCGCCCCGGCGTGGCCATCGCGCACTGAAAGCACACGAAGGCGCCGCCTGGGCCGTAGGGACGCAGCTCGCGCGTCACCTTGCCGGTTGTGGGGTTGGTCGTGTCGTCTTCCTCGCCGCCGCAGTGGTGACAGCGCGCCGAACCCATCAGCGGCGGTCCTCGAGGAAAAGGACGTCAGTCGCGCGGACCTCCTTCGGCGTCGGGTAGATCACGAGGCCCACCGTGCGCAGGCCTGCGAGCGTGCGCTCGAACGTCGACGACGTCGGCGACTGCCCCGCGGCCGCGGCGACGTCGTCGCGCGTGAGGACTCGCGGGTACGCCGCGATCAGCGCGCGTAGCGCCAAGACCTGGGGCGCCTTCAGCCGCTGGAAGATCGCCTCCTGCAGCTCCTGCTCGGTGGGCGGGGTCTCGGGGCGGCGCGCTCGAGCGCGGCCGCCGGCGGTGAGCTGCAGCAGGTTCTGTCCCGGATAGTCGAGCAGCTGCTCGGCGCGCAGCGCGGCGAGCCGGCGCTCGAACGCCGAGCTCGTCGCCGACTGCTTGGCCACGAGCGCGACCTGGCGGCGCTTCGGCTGCGCGATGCCGATGCTCTCGAAGTACGCGAGCGCGTCGAGTACGGCCTGGTCGGCCGCGGCCGCGCCGCGCGCGATCGGCGCCGACGCCGACTCCGGCGGCCGCGGAGGCGGTACGACGCGCTCGGGCTTCGCGTCGGCCACGCGCAGGACCTGGCCAGCGGGTACGGCCCCGACGTAGCCGGCCGGCGCCGGCGTGCCGCGGCGCCGCTCGCGCCCCATCGCCGGCTCGCCGCGCTCGAGCAGCTCGACCTCGTCCGCGTAGCGGTCGTACGCCTCGATCGTGCGGCGGAGCTGGCCCGCGACGTCGGCCGCGGCCGCGCCGTAGGCCGCGGCGATCTCGCGCAGCTGGTACGTGAGCTTCTCCGCGCGCTCCTGCGTGCGCAGGAGGTTGGCCAGCGCCGGGCCCTTCAGCATCGGGACTTCGCGCGGCTTCCCGGGCCTCTCCTTCCGCGCGAGGCGACGCAGTGCGTCGGCGTGGTCGGCCTCGGACCGCTTCAGCTTGGCGCCCAGCTGAGCAAGCTGGCGCTGCAGCTCCTTCGGGTCCTCAGCCCTCGCGCGCTCGATCGTCGCCTGTATCTGCGCCGTGAGCTTGGCCAGGTCGACCTCGGCGAGCGCGCGCGGCTGCAGCTGCTGCTCGCTCTCGTCCGGCGTCGCGCTGCTGTCGAACGTCTCGCGATCGCGCACGTCGACGAGCTGCAGGATGTCGAGCTCCGGCGCCCACACCCACGCGCGACCGCGCGCGAGCCCGGGCAGGCTCCCGAGGATCTCCTTCGCCTTCGCGGCGTCGGCGCGGTGCTTCATCCACGAGAAGACGGCGTCGTGATCCTGGGGCCCCGTGAGGCCGAGCGACACGAGGACGCCGGCCATGTTCATGACGTTCTTGTTCAACGTCGCGGGCCGCTGCGTGACCAGCACGACGCCGAAGCCGGAGACGCGCCCGAGCTTGACCAGGCGCTGCGCGGCGCCGAGCATCACGCGCTCGCCGGGCTCGGCCATCTGCGGCGCGACCTGGTCGGCCTCGTC